CGGGCGCAGGCCGCGATCCTGCAGGCTCACTCCCGGTCCTCCGCGCTGTGCCAGTCGCGCTGGCGCTTGAGGAACGTCGGCCACTTGAGCTCGTCCACCCAGCTGCGATCGTCGATCAGCACTTGGTTGGTGGGCTGCGCCGTGTACCGGCCGTTCTCGAGCTGCAGGAAGTAGAACTCCTTGCTCTGCGCCGGCGAGGCGCTGAACGCATCGCCGACCGGCGCCAAGGTGAAGAGGTACATGCCGGCGTGCTCGGCGCCGTCCTGCAGCCGCACCCGCGCATTCATGGAGGAGAGGTACGGATATTCGAGGGTCGTGAACTGCCACCCGTAGGCGTCCCAGGTCGCGGCCTGCCACGGCTCCCAGGGCGGGGCGTCCTTGACCGCAGCGAGCTGATGCAGCGGGACGTTGCGGTACACCGCGCCGCACTCGAGCAGCACATGGCAGCCGAACGCGCGGCCGGGCCACGACGTGAGGCCGAACCAGACCGCGCGCAGCGGCTCGTGCTTGCCGATGGCATCGGCGTCGATCCAGACGTACTGATGGGCAGGCAGCGGCCCCGCGTGCGTGTGCAACGTCACTTGCGGTCCCTCCACAGCAGGGCCGCCAGTACCGCAAGCGTCGAAACGCCCACCAGCGCATACACGGACAGCACGATCACGAGCAGCAGCTCGACGAGCGAGCCCAGGTTAGCCCAGCCCACGCCGCACCTCCTCGAGCGCGCTCTTGATGCTCTCATCGGCGAACTCGAGCCCGCGCAACACGTTCACGAACGCACGCACGCACTCGGTCGCATCGGTGAACTCGTCGAGCTTCGTCTCGATGGTCGAGAACTCGGCGCGCGCGCGGATCTCCAACATCAGGGCAGGGGCGCTCATGGCGTGGCCTCCTTGGCAGGGTTGAGGAACTGGGCGAGCTGCGGCACCTGGTGCGGGGCGAGGTAGATGCGCGACTCGACCTCGCCGCTCTGCGCGAGCACAAGGTCGCCGTCGCCATCCACCCAAACCCGCAGCTCGTAGCCGGGCTTGATGGCGAGCATCGGATCAGGGTCCGTGGCCGGTTCTGTGGCCGGTTCATCGCCGCCCTCGCAGCCCGTGCACGTCTTGCTGTAGCCGCGGCCGACGGTGCGGAAGTCGCGCAGGTCCCTGTCCTGGCCGCAGACCCGGCAGGTCTTGGTGTGCGCGCTCACGGCCGCACCGCCTTCGGCGCACGGTGCAGCACCACCGCGCCGTCACGGTTCGATGCCACGATGCCGGTGAACTTGAGCGCGGCCAGCAGCTCGCCGAGCGAGAGGCCGTCGAGCTCGACTGACACCCGCGGCGGCGGGGGAGGGAGGCTTGCCAGTGCGGCGCCCCAAGCCAGTGCGTCCTCGCTCATGGCACCCCCCACGGCCGAACGACCTTGGCGCGGCAGTTCGGCTCCGGCAGCCGCTCACGCTTGTCGGTCTGCCACTTCCACGGAGCCGGGCGCGTGAACATCCAGACAACGATGCCGCCGAAGAAGAGCGCCATGCCGAGCGTCACCACGGCGACGTAGACGATGTCGAGGGCGCTCATGCGGCCACCTGCTGCAACTGGCCTTGCTCGAGCCACGCGCGCAGCTGCTGGCGCATGTATCCGATCTGGTCGCAGATCTCGACGACGCGGACGTCGGCGGTGAAGAACTCGTTGCCGCTGTGGTTGATGGTCAGCTGCAGCAGCTCGCGCGCGACTGCCTGGTAGTAGTGGCCGCCGACGATGCAGACCTCGGAGAACGGCCGCCGGCCGCAGCTCGTGGCCTCGACGAGCATCGCCAGCGTCTCGGGCGTCACGCCGCGCGCGATGAGCTCACGGCCGCGCACGTTGTCCATCTTGCGGTTGTACCGGCAGATGGGCGCGGAGCCATCAATCCAGCCGTGCTCGGCAGACAGCACCGTGACGTGCGCCAGCGCGCCGGTCGGGTCCGCAGTCTTAAGGGTCTGCCACACCGGCCCCGCGTAGCGGTCCACGGCCGGCACGGGCAGCGCCTGCGAGGACTTCGTGGCCGAGCAGGCCATGATGAGGAGGCGGCTCACGGTTCCATCCCCTTGTAGGTCTTGAACTCGGCCACCTCGCCCTCGAGCACCGCGATGCGGCGTTCGTAGAGCTCGATGACCTTCTGCTGGTTGTCGATGAGGCGCGCCTGCACGGCGGCCAAGATGTCCGCACGCTCGACCGCTTCCCGAAGGGCAGCCACGCGCGCGGCGCTCATGCTGTACTCGCCACTTGCTGCGAAAGTCACAACGGCACCGCCAAAGCTTCCATGCGCTCAAGCGCACGGGCGAGCCCCGCGTCGATCTCAGCCTCGGTGAGCGCACTCAGGCGCGCCTGGTAGTGCCCGGCCTCGAGCAGCGCGAGCAGCACGAACGCGGCCGTGACCACGTCGCAGCCCACCCGGTTGCCGAGCACGTTCAAGTCGAGGCCGTAGCGCACGATCGGCGCGGCCTGCCGCGAGCGCGGGGGCTCGGGGCGGTACGAAGCAATCACCAGTCCAGTCATCGCGGTCCTCCTCCCTGACCCGCCACCATGGCGGGCATGGGACGGATTCTGTGTGATGCGGCGCACGTTACGCAATGAGAATATCGCAACGCATCCACTCTGCGGACGGTGAGGGAAGGCGCACAGTTTCGGGCGGCTGCGCCCGCTTGCGCTCGCTATGCTCTCGCCTATGCGCTCGCATGCGGTCGCAATGAGCGGCGCCCCCCCCGTATAACGGGGGGCGCTGCCTTGCGTTTGCGCTTGCTCCTGCTCCCTAGGGGTGTGGGGGCGAGCGCGCGCAAATTCCTGCAGAATCTCGAGGTAGGGCAGAATGGCCCCAGACACACGTCCAGGAGGACCCGAAGATGGAACTTTTTGCGCTCGCTCTGGCATGGCTTTTGGGGGGAGCGATCGCACTCGCCGCGCTCGCCTTCGTGACCGGCTTTCTCGCGTACTGGCTGTGGGCGGTCGCGCATGCCGGGTGGCTCGTCGCCGAGCTCGTCTGGCGGCGTCGAGGGTGACGGCCTTGCGGTGACCGCCACGCGGTGACAGAATCGCACCGCTATGGAGTTGCAGCAGACTACACCACCAGAGCAGCCGCCAGCCCGGCGCCGCGCCACGCGGGCGTCGTTCAAGCCCGGCCAGAGCGGCAACCCAGCCGGTCGGCCGAAGGGCGTGCCGAACCGCGTGCACCAGACGATCAGGGAGGCCATCGAGCTCGCCTGCAAGCCGGGGGCATGTCACCCCGAGGGGCTGGCCGGGTGGCTCGTAGACCGCGCCACAGGGGGCGTCGAAGACCGCAAGATCTTCGCCGGCCTCGTCGCCAAGGTGGTACCGGCGCAGATCCACGCGACGGTTGACCAGGTGACGGTGCAGCTGCCGTGGTTGGCCGGTCGGGGGGTGGTCAGTACACACCGGCGTACACAACCGCAAGCCATCGACGCGCAAGTCGTTGAGCCTGCGATGGAATTGACGCAAGACCTTCGGGTTGATGACCCGATGCGCGTGCTCGAGGTGCCCGAGGCCGCGTCATCCGTCGCGCCCGAGCCACACGTTGCGGCCGTGCAACTCCCTGCCGACCCCCCACCCCCCCTCGAACGGCAGGCGGGGGGTGGGTCGGAGTAAGGGTTCCCTTCCCCTCTCTCGCCAATACCGATTTCGAGGTGTTGAGATAAATGCAACCGCCTGACGAGGACATCGCCGCTGCCGGGCCTATCACGATCAACACCTACCGCCCGCGCGAGGTGTTCCTCGAGCTGCACAACCGCGCGACGCGCTGGGCGTGCGTGGTGGCGCACCGGCGTGCGGGCAAGACGGTGGCGATGTGTGCGGACCTGGTCATCAGCGCGCTCGAGTGCCCGCACCCGAAACCGCAGGTGGCTTACCTTGCGCCGTTCCGCGAGCAGGCGAAGAAGGTCGCCTGGCAGTACTTGAAGGATCTGACGAAGCCGCTCTGGGCGAAACCGCCGAACGAGAGCGAGCTCAAGATCACGATGCGCACGAGTCGGCCGGGCGACTACGCCACGATCTACTGCGGCGGCAGTGACAACCCCGACAGCTTGCGCGGCCTCTACCTCGACGCGGTGGTGATGGACGAGGTCGGGCAGATGCGCCCGAGCACCTGGTACTCGGTCGTGCGCCCGGCGCTCTCGGACCGGCAGGGCAGCGCGATCTGGGCGGGCACGCCAGCGGGCAAGAACTTCTTCTGGCAGCTGCGCGAAGAGGCGCGGCTGAACCCCGGCACGCACCTGCTGCTCGAGCTGCCTGCGAGCAAGACGGGCATCTTGCCGGAGGGCGAGCTTGCAGCGGCGCGCGCGCAGATGACCGAGGAGACCTTCGCGATCGAGTACGAGGTCAGCTTCGACGCTTCGGTGCCGGGCGCGTACTTCGCGAAGCAGCTGGGCGAGGCGTATGAGCAGGGGCGGGTGGGGGACTTCCCGATCGACCCTGCGTTCCCGGTGGACCTTGTGGCCGACTTGGGCTACACGGATTCCTGCTCGTGGTGGGGTTGGCAGACGGGGCCGGATGGGCACCGGGTGGTCGAGTTCTACGAGGCGGACGGTCAGGCCATCGGCCATTACATCGACTGGGTGAAGAGCCGGCCGTACAAGGTCGGCACGGTGTGGCTGCCGCACGATGCGCGGGCGAAGAGCCTGCAGACGGGCAAGTCCATCATCGAGCAGTTCCTGCACGCGGGCATCACGCCGCGGATCGTGCCCGAGCTCAGCCTGCAGGACGGCATCGAGGCTGCGCGTCTGACCATCCCGAAGTGCTACTTCGACGAGAAGGCGACCTATGCCGGCGTCGAGCACCTGCGGGCGTACATGCGCGAGTGGGACGAGCGGACGCAGACCTTCCGCAACCGCCCGAAGCACGACCAGCACAGCCACGCCTCGGACGCTTTTCGCTACCTCGCGCTTGCCGCGAGACCCGTTTCTGGTAATTTGTCAAGTGGTGGTGCTAAAATCGCACCGCGTAGTGGCGAGCACTACGGGTTCACGTTGGATGACATCTGGGACTGCAGGCCGCGCCACAGCGGACGGGTGGGTTGATGGAAAGCTCCGAGCGCATCGAGACCTCCAAGGACTTCGCCGACACGCCGGGCGGCATGGCGCGGCGTTGGAGCACTGAGATCGAGGCGGCGGTCAAGGAGCTGACCAAGTTCCACGAGGACGGCGACAAGATCGTCGAGCGGTATCTCGACAAGCGCGACGACTGGGGGCGCGAAGAGTCGCGCGTGAACCTGTTCTGGTCCACGGTGAAGGTTCTGCTCTCGATGCTCTACGCCCGGCCGCCGAAGGCCTCGGTGTCGCGCGCGTTCCAGGACTCGGATGACGACCAGGCGCGCGTGGCGGGGCAGATCCTGCAGCGCCTGCTGAACAAGTCCTTCGACGACAACATCTCGGCGTGGGACGCCGCGGTGCGGCAGGGCATCGAGGACTGGCTGGTGGTCGGCGCGGGTCAGGTGTGGCTGCGCTACGAGGTCGAGACCGCGCTCGAGGAGGTCCCGGCGCAGTTCGACCCGCTCTCGGGCGTCGAGATCGCCCCGGCGCAGACGGTCGAGCGCATCGTCGCCGAGGACGCGCCTTGCGATTACGTCTTCTGGAAGGATTTCCTCTACTCCCCCGCGCGCACATGGGGCGAGGTGCGCTGGGTGGCGCGGCGCGTGTACATGACGCGCGAGCAGCTCGAGGCGCGCTTCGGCCCCGAGATCGCCAAGGTCGTGCCGATGGTGCGCCGGCAGTCGAAGCAGGGCGAGCCGCAGGTCAAGAACGACCCGTGGGCGCGTGCCGAGGTCTTCGAGATCTGGTGCAAGGAGAACCGCAAGGTCTACTGGTTCGCCAAGGGGATGGACACCATCCTCGACTACAAGGACGACCCGCTCGGGCTCGAGAACTTCTTCCCCTGCCCGAAGCCCTTGGCGGCGAACGTCACCTCGAGCAACTTCATCCCGCGCGCGGACTACATCTTCGCGCAGGACCAGTTCAAGGAACTCGACGAGATCAACACGCGCATCACCTGGCTCACGCGCGCGGCGAAGGTGGTCGGCGTCTACGACAAGAGCGCGGGCGATTCGGTCGGCCGCGTGCTCCTGCAGGCCGGCGAGAACCAGCTCATCCCGGTGGACAACTGGGCGATGTTCGCCGAGGGCGGTGGCATCAAGGGCAAGATGGAGTTCGTGCCGATCGAGGCGGTGGTCAACTGCATCGACCGGCTGCGGCAGTACCGCGCGGACAAGACGCAGCAGATCTACGAGGTGCTTGGCATCTCGGACATCATGCGCGGCGCATCGCGCGCTTCGGAGACCGCGGCTGCGCAGCAGATCAAGGCGCAGTTCGGCTCGACGCGCATGCAGCTCTCGCAGTTCTACATCGCCGAGTGGATCACGCACGCGCTGCGCATCAAGGCGGAAATCATCGCCAAGCACTGGCAGCCCGAGACCATCGTGCGCGCCTCGAACATCGAGCGCACGCCGGATGCGGCGGTGGCGATGGCGGCGATCGACCTCATCAAGAACACCGAGTTGGCCGAGTATCGCATCAGCGTCGAGGCCGACAGCATGGCGGCGATGGACTGGGCCGCCGAGCGAGACGCAGCAGTCCAGTTCATGCAGGGCTTGGGCGCGTTCATCTCACAGGTCGCGCCGGTGGCGCAATCGACGCCCGGCGCAGGCCCCTTCCTGCTGCGTCTCATGCAATGGGCGGTCGCGAAGTTCCGCGTCTCGAGCGAGATCGAGGGCGTTCTCGACCAAGCGGTCGCGGCGATGCAGCAGCAGCTTCTGAACCCGCCGCCTCCGCCGCCGAACCCCGAGCTCGAGAAGCTCAAGCTCGAGGCCGAGAAGATCAAGTCGAACGAGCGCATCGCGGCATTCGAGGCGGCTTCGGACGAGAAGGTGGCTGCGCTCAAGGCGACGGTCGAGCTGCAGAAGGTCGAGATGCAGGCCAAGTTCGACCAGGTCGCGGCGCAGTACCAGCAGATCGCCGACATGATGGCGGTCGTGCAGAAGGTGAACCCTGTGATGCAGCTCGACGGCCTTTCGGCCTCCATCGGGCAGATGTCGCAGAGCAACGCCGCGCAGATGGAGCAGCTCCTGCGCGCGGTCACGCAGAAGCGGCGGCGCGTGCCGATCCGCGACCAGATGGGCGAGATCGTCGAGGTGCGCGAAGTGGACGAGCCGGAGAGTCCGGCCGGCCCCGGCCTGCCGCCTGGCTCGATGCAGGTGAACTGATGCTGCGCCAGCCTGCAATGGAGTGGCGACCGGCCCTTGGGCGGTGGCTGCTGCGCGTCGAGTCGCCGGTGTCCGAGCGGGTAGTGCAGAAGTGCGTCGAGTTCATGCTCAGGGTTCAGGCGGCGCGGCGTCTCGGGCTGATGCCTGGCGACACGCGGGACGACCTCGATGCGAGCGTGAAGGCGTTGAACGAGAACAAGGTGCAGCAGTGGGCTGCGGGTCCGCAGATGGACGGCAGCGGCGACATCGAAGTTTTCCGTGCCACGACCGGCACGGGCAAGATCATCACAGGAGTCTGAGACATGGCAGCGA